ATGTCACCTGATGTCACCTGATGTCACCTGATGTCACCTGATGTCACCTGATGTCACCTAGCGTCACCTGATGTCACCTAGCGTCACCTGATGTCTAGTGACACAAATACCCCCAAATAATAAATATAAATAATTTCTAAATAAACTTGCCTTTATCCCAAATATGCCCTATAGTTCTGTTTGTAGGGAATTGGCCCTACTGAAACAAGGGAAAAAAATGAAAACACTAATCGGAATGAATGAAAAAGAAATTGGGAAATTGGCGATGGATACCTTTATTAGTCTAAAAAGGTTCGGTAGCAACCCCGAAACGACTTACGCTCATTGCGTGGAAATGGCTATCCACCACCTATACCCACTCGTAAGTCACTTGCTCTACCCACAAGTAAGCAAGTAATCCAGTAGCCCCCCCCACTAAGAGCACCTAGCGCCCCTTGCTAGGTGCTCTTTTTTATTTACCCTACGCCCTGCGCCCTACGCCTTGCGCCCTGCGCCCTACGCCCTGCGCCCTACGCCTTGCGCCCTGCGCCCTACGCCCTACGCCTTGCGCCCTGCGCCCTACGCCTTGCTTGGTGCTACGGGCTACCTAAATAGACCGAAATAATAAATATAAATAATTTGGAATAAAGGTTGACAATATCCCACCTATGCCCTATGATTATATTTGTGAGGCACAAGCCCCACCAGACAAGGAGAATAGATATGAATTACAAAATGTCAGAGACAAAAGTAAGAGTAAAGGGATTACCTGTGGCAGTTTATACCTGTGGTACTGAAGTCCATATTTGGATATCAAGTCCGACAGGTGACAGTTCAGATAGTTTCCAATACTCAATCCCTTGCCTAAGTGAGACACAAGCCGAGCAAGTAGCGACAGAGTGGAATAACCTGCTTAGCAAGTAATCAAGTAGTTCGGTAGTAATAACCACCTAGCACCCCTCGCTAGGTGGTTATTTTTTTGTCTCGTATGCCTTGTTTCGTGCTACGGGCTACCTATCCACGATTGACAGACAATGCTTGACATTGTGCCAACTATGCCCTAAGGTGATATCACAAGCAACCAACAAGGAGATACACAATGAGAAGGAAACTAGCAATAGCAATAGCGATAGTGATAGGGGTAAGTTTCTATTCGTTCTCCAACGAGAGTGGATACACTTGCTCTAGTAGCCCTGTATTGGTATCACAAGGTGACACGATTACAAGTATCGTACACGCTCATTGTGAAGGCAATACACGACAAGCCATAGACGATACCTATGAGATATACGGCAGTCTCATTATCCCAAGTCAGCAGATATACCTACCAAGTAGCAAGTAGTGGTAGGTGGAGAGAGTGTCATAGGTGGCACTCTCTCTAAACTGCTTACGGGTGAGAGATTCGATACTACTGAGTGTTGTGGCAGTAGTGAAATCTTGACGGCAGGCGTACCACCCCGAACGCCTGCCGTCGCTTAGTTGTCACTGTGAAGCGCCACACGAAGCATCAGCAAGGAGAAAGGAAATGAAAACCTTGCCAATAAGGTTAGATTAGCAAAGAGATGTAGTTTGTCGTGGAAGTGCTAGACAAAGAACCTAGTAGAGAAGCCGTTAGCAAGTAGTCCGAATACGAGAGCCTTATAGTAGTCATCTGAGGCAAGCCACATAACCTCATCATCAGGTTGGCTGTATGGAAGTTTCAGTGCTGTATGAAAGAGCAGTGGATACATACTCTCCTCGTTGCGAACCATCATTCGACCAGGTACAAAGACCTCCTCATGCCAGATGACCTTTCTTGGAACATCGTAGGAGTATCCCTTACTGACAAATGAGACTTCATCATTTGCCACATGGGTGACTGTTAGACACTCGTTTACTGCCCTGTTGCCTATAGCGAACTCTTTAGCAAGGTTCTTGTCATAGGTGTCTATTGGATTAGAACTGACATAGCCTTCAGCGACCATTGAGATAGCATCTAGCCCCCAACCCAGTCTAAGTATGGCTACTGCTGATGAGACAGCCATAAAGCGCTCATATGGCGTCTGACGCTGTACTACATCGGTCATCTGTGAAACAACGCTTAGAGAGCCTCCACACCAGCCATATAGGACCTGATTTATGTCCTCACCTATGCCACCTTCGGCTACCATCTCGTTTTTAGCCTCTACAGCGGTTGCTAATACCATGGCCAATTTCATCATTCTACTGTCGTAGTTGTTATCCACAAACCAATGCTAGAGCTTGAAAGCCGGCACGGGTGGCACTTCCCCTACAGAGCGATATCACTTGACTAGTATTTGTTTCATGACACAGAAAAAGAAAACACAAAACAAGAAGCCAGCAACTGCAAAGAAGACTGCTCCAAAGAAGGCCGCTCCAAAGAAGAAGCCAGTTCAAGAGAAGCTTGCAGAAATCCCAAAGCCAACACAGCAAGATGTAAAAGAATTTCAGGTTGTTGTTGAAGAGCTCAAGGATGTTCGAGATGCAATTGTAAAGACTTCGTTCTTTGGCAAACTCACAAAGTGGTTTAGAAGCTAACTTGCGTTAGCCATTTCGTGTACTCCCAGAAAGGGAGCTACACGCATACCAAAAGACGAGAGACGCCACTTAGTTATTCCTGCTTTGTCTATTTGCTCAAACAGCCCACGGGATGTTAATTCAATTAGCAATGTTGCCAACTCATTCACATCATCAAACATGACAGAGTTGTGCATCAGCACATCATCAATAGAGAACGCACTCATACGTCGTTGTTTGAAAATCAATCCACAATAGACGCACATGCGCATCTTCTTGTTCTTGTAAATGTCATCTGCAGCATTCATTTCATTAATCCAACGAGTCATAATCCCATTCATCCTTCTTGACTCCGGCACGATACTTCAGTTCGTTTGCCCTCATGTTGGAAGCTTTTGCTTCAATATGTTTCCTCCGGTATGTCTCACCAATAGCGACCAGTGCATACTTACCCCAATCGGTGATTTTGTATAAACAGATTGCATCGACTATGCGACTTTCAATAAACTCATTTTTTTCCAATGTCTTCATCGTCCTGTCTAGGTCAATAAACCGCTCACGACGATTCAATTGAAAACGACGATAATCGTCACGGGTGAACCACCCATTATCCATGCCAGATTTCATTTTTGCATAGCAAAGAACTACATACGCCTTACTACTATGCTTCATGACATTATTTGGGTTTTTGTTTTTGTTCATAGTGCCCTCGGTTGGATTTGAACCAACGTGTCACCAACTACGGTTTCTACACCTTATAAGAGTGGGCCGATACGAGGGCTAAATGAGTAGCCACCCGTAACATCGTTCCCACTAATGCCAGATGACTACTCAATCCTTAGTTGCTTATCTTGTTCTTGGAATTCTTCAATGAATTAAGCTCAACAGAGAACAGCTTGACGAATTCATCTGCGTAACGGTGCTGAAGCACCAAGGCTGCTCGACGACGTGCCTCTTGTCGCAAGCGATTCTGCTGTTTCTGAATTTGGATTCGACCCTGCTTCTCCTCTAATGACAATGGCTTTCGGCCACGCTTCACTGTTCCCTGAACGACATTCTCATATTCACTCATGATTTTTCCCTCTTTCGGATGTTTCTTGTCCCATCAATATAAATGCTCACGGGTAATAAATCAACCCCAAAACAATGTTGACAAAATAAAATCTGACCTGTACAGTTCCATCAACCCAATAAAACAGAGCTACATAGAAAAGGAAACATATGGCATCAAGGACCCATGGCAATAAAGTAGTGAAAGAGCTGTTCAGGCAACTGGCAGCACTCGGCTTTGTGATTGAACACAAAGGAAGCACTGGATACAAAATCACACCACCACCGAGTATCCATGGACCCGTGTACTACACGCATGGAACACCACAAGCAGTAAAGCCAATCCTCAATCAGTTCCGTAAAATTTATGGAGTATCACTCCATGACCCAGCAAAACCACCAAAGAGCAAGGTGAAACAATGAGCAATGCAGACATTCCATCAAAGAAATTCAACTTCTCAAACGATTTGGCCTACGGGCATAAGGGTGAGTCTGTGATTGAGGACTTTCTCAAATCTCTTGAGCAAGGCGACTTTGAAGTTAAGACAGACAGGTTCAGGAATGGCAATATGGCAGTTGAGCTATACCAGAACCCACGAAGGCAGCTAGACCAAGACCAGAACCAGGTTTGGGTTCCAAGCGGACTGAATATCACAACAGCAAAATGGTGGGTCTATCAGTTCACTCTTGGTGAATCGTTCATTGTTGTATCGGTTGAACGTCTTCGCAGGTTCATCAACCTGAATGCCCATGACTTCAATGAAAACACATTCACGCCATTTGCACCCAAAAGCGATAATCCGGCTATGGGCTTCATATTGAAGCCACATCACATAATCGAAATGATGATTAGTCCAAAGTACGACGAATTGCCCGGGGGATGACATGTCAGTAGTTGATACCAAGCAATACGACAATCATGCTTGCGATGAATGCCATCAACCAATCATGTTGTTTATGCCAGAGAACTACATAGAAGAGGGATACAAGCAAATCATCAATGGAATGTGCTTTGATGCCGGCGGAGCCTATTCGGAGTTCAATGACACATCTCAGTCCTGGTTAGTACCAACATGGGTTGACGGGTATATCTCCCTGTGTCATGACTGCACTGCTCGTTTATGGTCAGTGCTACCTATGGCCATGGCCAAGTTTGGAAAGCCGCTACATTTTTCAACTGACCCCGAGAGCGCAATGCCTTGCTGTAAATGGGGATGGACTTGGCGTATGGTTGATGGAGTTAAGAAGCTGTTTCACGCAGGGATAGATGGACTTGAGTGGGAACAGGTAGAAGATGTAGAGGAATAAAAATGAGTGAAGCTGTTTCGATATACAAAAATGTCATTACGGGCTCAATACCGCCTACTCCGATATCACTCGATGTTGATGCTGAGCTTTTTACTGATTGCGACGAGATGTTTCTTAGCTTCGCCGACTCAATTGGTCAGCCAATTGGTTATCAACAAGAACAAAAAGGTTCTCTCGTCCAGAACATATTCCCAATACAGAAAACCGAGACAATGCAAATATCAAGCAGTTCAAAGGTTGAGCTTGGTTTGCATACAGAAACTGCATTTCATCCATACAAGCCAGACATCGTTGCTCTGCTATGTGTTCGTGGAGACCCTACGGGCATAACAACTATCGCCGAAGTAAAAGATGTAGTTTCTAAGCTAGATAGTTACTTGATTGACGAGCTATGCAAACCGAACTTCACCACATCATTGGACCCAAGCTTTATGCTTGAAGGACAACAGGATGCCACTATACCCATATCTGTTTTGCGCAATCGCAATGATGAGTGGCACCTCACATACGACGAAACTCTCGTGATAGGCAAAACGAAGGAAGCAAATCACGCATTGCTTCATCTCAAGGCAGCTATACGAGATTCAATCGTTGATTACATACTTGACACGGGTGACCTAATGCTCATAAACAACAACATGGCCGTACATGGCAGGAAACCTTTTGTTGCTAGGTATGACGGAACCGATAGATGGCTTAAGCGCGTTCTCATAAGAACCAGTAGTACTCCTTCAAATCAAATTGAAGGCAATGTCATTACAACTAAATTCTATTAGTCAGTAAATCTCTTACCGCACTTCATGCACTTCTGCATCCACGGGTAAACTTTTCTATCTTGAGGTAAATGTTGGCATCCAGTGGTACCTGCAGCTTTGTTGCATACATCCCTAACAAACTCAGCCAAGGAAACTCCAAGCTCTGCTGCTGCCGACTTCCATCTTTCGTGGTCTTCGTCTGTAGCTCTAATCAAGACCTGCTTGTTCGCCGGGAGACCGGGTTTTGAACCGGTATTCGCCTTACGGGTTAGCTCTGTAACATCCATGACATCATCAACAGCTGCCTGAATGTTGTCTTGAACCTCTTCGACACTGTCTTTGGCTGATTTATCTTTGTTCATAGACAATAAAACTACATCACGAACGCCTGATTCTGGCAGTTCTTTATTTTTATTTATAGCCTTGAACTTATTACTTATACCCAGAAGACCTTTGTTTATTAATACTTCCAAATCTGTCGCTTTTGCTTTTGGGGTTCTATGTTTTCCCTCCGTCGATAACGGCTTCCTCGCTGCCCCCTCCATCGGATTCAACTTCTTCAACATCAACTACCTCACCATCTTCTATCTCTGATTCACCAAGTATTGAATTAATTACGTCTGATGGAAGAACACCGCTTCTTCCCATTATCTCCAAAAGCTTACGGGCTTCTGATTCTGGAGAGAACTGACTAATCGAACTGACATCTATTGCGCCGGAAAGGGTTGACCTAACATTGACCTGCGAATTGACATCCATCTGTATGTTTAGATTTGTCTGCTCCATACCGAGCAACTTTGAACGCCTATCCATTATAGACAGAACTTGTTGAATGGCTTTCAGGTCGGGCTCTGCTGTTACCTCAGTGCCATCATCCATTTCTAACTTTCTATGCTGAGTCATGGGCCATATTGCCGACTGAAGAGAGTCAAGTCTCTCTAGCTCCATTCTTAAAAGCTCTGGATAAGCAAAGAGTGCTTCTGAGTTGAGCTTTTCAAGCTGTCTTCTAATCGCAGTTCCTACAGCTCTGCTTGACATACCAAACCTACGGGCTATCTCACCATGGGTTACGCCGGCTTGTCTTAGCTTGAATATGCGCAAGTCCCTTTCAACAAGGAACTCTCTAGTTAAACCGCCTTCGCCTTTGGACACTTAGCCAACTTTCATATATTCAAGAACTTCAAATGGGAAAATCTTCCCACGCCTCATTTTAGTAGGCCACGGGCGCTCATCGCGGCCACCCCTAAAGTGTCTCACATCGTAGACATATCCCTCCATTGAGGTTGGGTCTGGCTGTAACGAAATGCCGAACTCAGGCCAACGAGACCAGACTGCAGAGCCGAATGGGCGTAACTCACGGGTGGTGAGGCTTGAGCCAAGAGGGGCGTGGTGTTCAAGCCATAAAGCGCATCCGAACTGGTCACGAATGTAGTCAAGAAAACGAGCCACCTCTACTGCAACAGCTTCGCTTGTCCTATTCCCTGAATCAATGAATGACTTATACAAAGGGCCAAGAACAAGTAGGTCTGGTTTGGTCTTCTCAACAGTCTCTTCAACCAGAAGCCTGTCAGAGACGCTAAGCAAGTCAATTCCAGCTGGCTTAATGAGAAGATGGGCCTCAACTTGTTGAACACGCTTGCCATTCATCAATTGCGTACGGGCTATTGAGGCATTCATGATGCTACGGGATGTCCGTCGAATGATTCGCTCTGGGTTCTCTAGGTCAATAGTCAGTGTCCTGATTGGTGGCATTGATTGATATGTGAAGGGGTTGACGCCAGCGGCAGAAAGTATCGCAACCTGCCTAGCAAGCATTGTCTTTCCAACACCCTCGGCTGCTACAACTATCACGCGCTCTTTGCGCTCCAAAAGTCCTGGAATAACCCAATCAAAATCGTCGTTGTCTGATTCGGAGATAAAGTTTTCCCAGTTAACCAAACGACCAGTATCGGTGCGCTCACTGATTGTCATTGATGTAAGAGCAATACTTGCCCTGTTCAACTTCTGGGAGTCGCTCAGGTTCTCTGAATCAAAAATATCGTTAATCTTTACAAGGATTGAATCCATCTGAGATGGTTCTTCTTGCTGTTCCTCTACGGGTGACTCCTCGTAATCGGAGAGGGGAATGAAATCATCAAAAGACTTACCGGCAGCAAAGTGGTCGTATGCATCTTTGCCTGAAGCCGAAAGCCATACACCTCCCGTACACCTCGCCTCATCCAGCTTTGAGCGAACAATCATGGCAAAGGACTTGCCGACATCATCGTTATCAGAAACAATTTCGACATGGGCTCCAGCTAGAGCTTTTGTAAAACTGTCTTCCCATTTGTTATTTCCTGCTCCCCCGGGTCCTGTGGTAGCGATTATTCCCAGCTCGATAAGAGCGTCAGCATCTTTTTCGCCTTCAACAACCCAGATGGGCTCATTGTTTTTTACTCCCGTAATGACTGCGGGAAGATTGTAGAGAATCTTGTCTATTCCGGAGAGAGAGTAAATCCAATCTCCACTTTTTTCTGGGTTTGGCCGGCGCTGCAAGAAAGACTTGCTTCCATCTTCACGCAAAAACCGTTGCTTCTCGTATGCAAGGTTGCCATTTGAATCAATGTATTTGTAGGTCTTTACAAGACGTTGCTTTGGTTTGTTGTTCTTGTCAAATGTTGCAGACGGAGGGAAGAGGTCCTTCTGGGTTATGCCAATAGCTTCGCATATCTCTGATGCACTACATGGCTTGCCCCTATGGCAATACACAACAACTTTTCCATTGTCATCCTTGACAGAAAGAGACGGGTTACTGTCATCATTCCTGCACGGGCATCGAGCTTGCCACTGTCCATCACCACCACGAACCCCTTGAAGCTTGCTTAAGAAGTTTGAAACTGTAAGTGAGGCGGCGTAGGTCATTATGTACTCATCAATTGTTGTAGTCGGACCGTCTCATCATATCGTCGTGTTTTTAAATTCATCTTTTGCCTAAGAAATTTTCGCTGACTCTCTGTCATTCCTCCCCATATCCCGAATGGCTCCCACTCCATTGCATATGTGAGACATTCCATTTGTATGGGGCATTTGGCACAAACGCTTTTTGCGTTGTTTATCTTTTCCAGCTCACATCTGCTTAATGGCGACTCAGGGAAAAACCAATCTGTTGGGTAAGAAATACAAGCTCCACCTTTTGGAAAATCTGGAGGACCTTCAAGATTCAATGTTTCGTATCTACCATTGAACTGTTGATTTTCTTTCCCACACATTGTCATGAACATAAAGAGTATTACTTACTAAACCTCAAGTCAAGTGCCTTCCATGTTGACCACAAGAATCTCCTGATTGACGCTCTGGTTTTATCTTCTCGGCTCACGGGTCGCACTATTTCCTGAATTGCCAAATCTAAAGCTCTACCGGATATATATGCAACCTTATAAATTGCATCTTGCCACTCATCACTGTTCTTGACTTTTTCCCAAGCGTACGGGTCAAACCTGTTGTACTTGCTAATCATTTCATCGTCAACATTTGAGCGGGAACCCATTATTTCCATGTGCCAACCAGTTGCTTTTTCTATTGCAAACAACAGTTCTATTATTCCACGGTCACCATCTGAATCTTTCAGATTTTTAGCCATGCGGTTAAATTTGCGCTCAGTAATCATCTGGCAATAGACATCCAGCATGTTGGAATAGTCTGTTGCTTCAGCCATAAAGGGGTTATTTTCCATGTCAGTAAAAGATGAATCCTCAATCATCTCCTGTATTGCGTCTAGATAGTCAGACTCAGCTGCGATTGGGTCAATGTCTGCGTAGTCCTCAGAGTCTTCGTCCATTGGTTCCCAATCTTCCATTTCTATGTACCAAGCAATGCTCTTTGCACTGCCAACTTCTTTTTTGTTGCAGAAGAATTTTCATCCATGCTAGCGATTGCAAGTTCTTCTGGGCTAGTGAATCTATAGTGGTCTAAGTATTCACAAATAGCATTATATACCGACCAAGCGTTGTAACCATATCCCGCAGCATTTCTCTCGTTTTTGTAAATAGAGTTAATTGCATCTTCTATGGAGTTCCGGTGTTCTCTTTGTCTCTTTGTTTCGGATTTTGTTCGAGGTGCAATTATTTTTAACACTGCATCCGAAATAGATGACACGGGTGTCTTTATAGAAAGAAGCTGCTCGGCACTACGGGTGAATTCATCTCCCCATTTAGTAGAAATTTCTAAAACTTCTTGAGCATCGTCAATTATTGAATCCATGTTTCGAGTATGTCTGGCTGTAAAAACTCTTCTCGCTGTTTTCTCACCTAGAACAACAGTGTTGTTGCACACCGCTCGTATTTCGGTATTTGAATATCTTATTGGCCACACACCATCGTGGCCTGCTGAGATGACTAGGTATCTAGCGAGCTTGTCGTTAACACCAAGCGCATCAATTACGAGTGGACCGAGGTCTATTGTTGCAAAAAATCTTGAGCCGCCCTTAAGGCAGCCACATGTATCAATAACTGCGTCACCCTTTGATGCACCTACTACAGCAAGAGCTCTTTCGAGAACCTCGCTGTTCTGTCTTACCTCGTACCTTGTTCCAACTGTTGCCAACGGGTCAAAAGAGCCATCAAAATTCTGTTTTAGGGTCGCCCTACTGTCATTGATGACCACTGGTGAGCCATCTGAGTTTCGGATTAGCTCTCCGGAATCATCTACGGCAGCTACCTTGGTGAGAATAACGTCATAGTTCGCACTGGCGGCCTCAAGCATTGCCTCCATGGTCTGTAGGCCCTTCATGGGCGTTCCAAGCCGGTGCCAAGGCACCTGTCGGTCGTTGTAGGCCATACGAATCCTACCGTTTTTGGTTTTATCTAGTTCGTGAGCCATTTTTCCTCCAACCAATTATCCCACAGCATTACTTTAGTCAAAATACTTGCAATTATTAAAAAGTGGCTGTATTCTTTTGTCATGACAACAACTTACTCCCCAAAAACCCAAGAATTCCTCACTAGCTTTTCCGACCAGGCTATCCAAATGATGATGATGACAAAGCTCATGGGTAGCAAGATTGAGAAAGGCCCAGTAGACACCCCATCTGTGCTCTTTTACGCAGTTCCAGGAAAAGACAACCCCCTCGAAGAGGAAGTTGGAGTTGTTGAGATTAACCCGGACGACGGGGCACCCGCAGACCACATTTTCAACTGGCTCATTGGCGTATACAAGGATGTTTCCGTTGCCCCAATATGGGGAGGAATAATTTCTGATGTCGTAGCCCATTGTGGAAGTAAAAGCGAACACGACACCGTTGAGCAGATGAATGATATTAAAAGCAGGTATCCAGGAAAAAACCTGCAGGAGATTTTTAACGAAAATCCGCTCGAAAGCTCATTGACTGAGGGCTTGACAACAATCATTTTTGACAGCTACGGGAACTTCGCTACCAATCTCACAACCTACAAGTATTCCGACCAGGGAACCCCTGTTTTCACTTTTAGCAAAAGCGAATTTATTGGCTCAATGTTTGGCGATGATGCTGATTCTTACTCAAATCAAAAACTGACTTCACAAATTCAGGCTTTTATCATTGCGGTTGAAATTTCAGAAAGCATTAAATCAAATGGAGAATAACGAAGCCTACATTGAATCGGTTCTCGCTCAATCGGCGCATGTTCTTCGACGTGTTGCCGTTATCCGAGACTACGGGTTCATATTTGATTCTGAAACATCAACTCTCTTGGACCAAACATTGGAGCTTATTGACACATTGAAGCCTATTGATGAAATGTCAGAAAATGAAAGCAAGAAGTGGGAACCCCCACCAGGACCATCATGTTCTGGATATCCAGGTAAGCAATGATATTTTCATTTGAATTCAACTTGTCAAAGCTGCAAGCAGAGATGATAACTGAGGCACTTCTGGGAATGATTAATTCCGGAAAGCGTCTAGCCGTTTCAACAGATGACGAAGGAGACTTGCACACCTATCTCAACGGTCGAGATTTGAGTGAAAACGAAGTATCTCAGTTGATACTTGCTTTTCAGCAGTCTAACTCAATACTCGGAGAGATTGAACAAATTGAAGAAGAAGAGAATAGGGTTCAAGCAGAAAAAAATGCTCCTGGAGTGATTGACGACATTTACGAAATGCTTGATTCACCAGAAAACCCTTCACCCTTTAATCTGTAAACTCCGTTCCCCAAATCGCCGCTTAAATATTCCCTCCATCTAACACTGAACTCCGAATGGGTCTCATTGTCTTTGGGTAAATAATCAAATGCGGTGTTGGCTTCCTTGAGTGTTACTTTTTCATCTTCGATAATTCCATGTTTTAAATAAAGGTTAGACAATGCGTCGTTGGGTGAATCACCAACACCAATCATTTTTGCTTCTTCTGAATCCCAAAAATCCAATGCTTCACAGTCGTCGCCTGATATGTAGTTAGCCAAACCTTCGGATTCCTCTAAATACTCTGCAATTGCAAACCACTTACCACCTTCGTAAACGCCCGAATAGCGTGATTCTCTTATCACTACTGGGTAAAGAGATATTGCGTCACTCATCTTCGTATGATTCAGCTGACAAAACTTTCTCAAGTTCTGTAACAATGAAGTCCGGTCCGGCAGCTCCGACTATTGTTGAGACGACTTCTCCGTCAGCAAATATCAGAAGTGTTGGAATACTCATCACATTGAATCGTTGTGCCAACGCTCGGTTCTTGTCAACATCAGATTTAACAAATCGTATTATCCCTTCGTATGCGGCACTGAGCTCCTCCAAGAGTGGGGTCATGTATTGGCACGGCCCACACCATGTAGCCCATATGTCAAGGACCATAGGGGTTCCACTCTCCGCTAGAACTGAATCAAATTCGTCTTGGGTTATTTCTCTCATATGTCTATTGTATTCCCTATTTGTCCACCCACAAATATGCCTTACGGGTTGCAATGGGCTAGGTGGGTGGCTATATTGACTGAACACCCATATTAAAGGAGCTTTATGATTTACTCAGGCGATAACTGGCGCTCATCACGGGCGTGTATTGATGCCAGCACACTTACTTTTTTCCCTCGCAGTCGGAAGATACGACTACAGGCTCTTGCCTATTGTGGGATTTGCCTTGTTCGTGGTGAGTGTCTCAAGTATGCTCTTGATAATTCAATCGAGTTTGGAATCTACGGAGGAAAGACTGAAGACGAACGAAAGGTTATTTTGCGTCGCAGGCGATGAACGAAAAAAGACTCTGGCTAAATGACGACCATCTAATAATCGACTTTCCATACGACCCAGATGAGGTCGCAGCGATTAAAAAGATACCTGGGGCAAAGTGGGACAAGCTTGCCCGTGTTTGGCGTGCTCCTGCTACGAGCCTTTCGCAGGTTAGGGATTTTGCAATACTCCATGACTTTGAAGTAGATACATCAATAATGCTATTCAATGAGCCGGAACGGCTGAATAAGTCATTTGGTATGTGGAGCGACGATAGCTGGATTTATCTTGGCTTTAACTACGACCAAGTAAAAGTTCGTTCGGTTAAGCAGCTTCCCGGTGTTACGTGGGATTCAAAATCAAAAGCCTGGAAGGTCCCTAGGACAGCAGTTCGTGAAGCAATTCAATGGGCGATAATGTTCAAGATGGATGTATCAGCAGAACTACATCTTGATGCAGAAGAGTTTGCTGAGGTTAGCAAAAAACGGGCAGATGCATCACGGGCTCACAGTGCAGAAATAGAAATACCAAACATCTCTGGTTCCCTTCTTCCGTATCAAATGGCTGGAGTTTCGTATGCCCATCAGGCCAGAAGGTGTTTCATTGCTGATGACATGGGTCTAGGTAAGACTCTTCAAGCCCTAGCAACACTCGAGTACTGTGCGTCTCTCGGAGAAGATGTTTATCCAGCGATAGTTATGTGTCCATCAAACCTTGTCCTTAACTGGAAGGCAGAAGTTGAGAAGTGGACACCATCTAGGACCGCTACTGTCGTAACAGACCGTTCGGACTTCCCTGAAGAAGAACACGACATAATCGTAATCGGTTATGCAAACATTCATCATTGGGTTAAAAGCCTCAAGGGATACAAGTCATTGATATGCGATGAATCTCACTACCTAAAAACGCCAACTGCTCAGCGCACCAAAGCAGCTATAAAGATTTCAAAAACTATCAAGTCTGGAGTTGTCTTGTGTCTTACCGGTACCCCTGTCACTAATAGGCCTGCTGAGTACGCAAGCCAACTAGAGATAATTGGCCGTCTCAATGAGCTTGGTGGCACCTGGGGCTTCTATAGACGCTACTGCGGAGCCTTTAAGGACAAGTGGGGCCACTGGAATACAGCTGGGGCAACAAACCTTCAGGAGCTGAACGAGATACTTCGTTCTCTTTGCTATATACGTAGGACAAAAGAGCAGGTTCTTCCAGAACTTCCAGATGTCATACACGATAGACACATGGTGAGCCTTTCAGAAAAGCACAAACTAGAGTATAAAAAAGCAGAAGACGACATAGTCGAGTACCTTGTACAACGCGCAAAAGAAATTGCTCTCGAAATTGGTAAATCTCCACATTCGGCTGCAGTTGTTGCACGGATAAAAGCTGAATCAAATGTCCACCTTGTAAAGCTGTCGGTGCTACGCCGTCTGGCCGCCAAGGGCAAGATGGAATCAATCAAGGAGTGGGTTAAGACCCAGATTGAAGCCGGCGAAAAAGTTGTAATTGCTGCACACCATAGAGATGTGGTTGATGCCTTGGCAAATGAGTTTGGTGGATTAAAAATTCAGGGTGGCATGGATGTACACGAAGTTGAAAAAGCAAAGAAGGACTTTCAGAACCTATCTACGGAAGAAGCCCCTGTAATAGTCCTGTCTATGCAAGCTGCAAAAACCGGACACACACTTACGGCAGCTCAGAAGGTTCTGTTCGTAGAGCTCCCATGGACGCCAGCTGATGTTGACCAGCTATACAGTCGATGTCACAGGCTTGGACAAAAAGGTTCAGTAATGGTTACCTACGCAATAGCCACGGGCACTGTTGATGAACAAATCTACGACCTAATTCAATCAAAGCGCTCAATAGTGAATGCTGCCGTTGATGGTTCGGACATTTCTTCTGATGATTCTTCAAGCCGGCTTGTACTTGATTACCTAAAACAAGGGCTTAGCCGTTAATAACCTTTAAGCACTCTTTGCAGGTAACAAAAGATTTGTTGGTCGTAACATAATACGAGCCATCATCAAGACCACAAGAGGTTAAGTAAAAACTAACGCCGTGCCAGCCGTTGCTGTTGTGGACAACTTTAATTTCTTGCTCGCTCACTGCTACTCCAGGCTAAGTAAGAATGTCCCTGACTCCCACATGATTCCAATTGCTGAATAACCAATCACATCCATAACATTGTCCTTGATTGACTCGTTGTTTGGGTTTGTGTTATTGCCAACAAGGTTTTCAAGTCTCGCAATCTTGTCGTGAACCCTAACCATTAATCCAGCTCTACCAAATCGCTGAATGTTCTCGTGGCCATAATCATGCTGTTTTCGGCACAAAGTTTCGTGCACTTCAGGTGATGTCAAATTAAAACCAAGGGAGCGTGAGAGCATGCTGGCAAGCCTTCCAATCCCCCTCCACGCCTGTGAGGCATCTTTTGCTTCGTGATGAAACATGTCATCTATAAAAACGTCGTGTGAAACTCGGAGCATCTTGATAATGGGCATACTCGCATCTTCAAAGGATGCAATAATCTTCGAGATGCTGTCCCACGCTAAATCTTGTTCTTCTTCTGGCGGCAGTATCTTGCTCAACGCAATTGCGGCGGCAGCATTCCATGTCTTTGGTGTTTCTTTATACATTTGCTCAGTCATTTAATAATCCTTTGAAGATTTTTCCAAGCCATTCGGCTACGGGTGCAGCCACTCCGTTCCCGGTCTGTTTGTACCTCGCTGTATCGGGTTGTTCTTTGCCATCCGCACGCCACCTAGTGTGGTCCACGGGCCAGCCCATCAAAATCTCACATTCTTTTGGCAAAAGGCGTCTGACCACCATGTTCTGCAATACTCCGGTTGACTGTTTTGTTCCTGCCCTAATTGCATGATGAATGCCGCCATCAACAAGTTTGTCATTGTATTCATCGTAAGCAATCGCATCGATGACCAAATTTTCACCTCGGCTTGATGGGACTCCACCGTCACCACCACTACGAAGTGTCATTGCCACACCATCATTGAGTTCTTCCATTTGAGCAACCATGGGTGTGTTTAGTCCACCTGTTCCCATGAATGCAGTCAATGTGTTGATGGTGTCGCCTTGAAGACGAACGCCGTCCTGTCTGTGTGGGTGGAAGACTATTGGTGAGTTTTCATCTTCGTAGGCGACGCTTGGTGACTGTTGCGTAGCTTTGAGTGTTGGTGAGTGGTCTGTAAAAACATTTGCATTTGAACCGAACTGTGTATCAAAAGAAAAAACTTGATTGTCTTCAACAATTAATTTATCTTCGGCAACATACTGGGTGCCAACTCCCCTCCAGTCTCTGGCTTGCAGTGTCCCTATGACATCTTGATATGAATCCGTTGTGGTTTCAATACTGTCTGTAAGTATGGTGCCTGGGCCCTTTGCATCACGGGCACGCAATGTTAGAGCGGTGTCTGTTTCTTGCCATTTAGCAAAACCGCTATTCTCGTATGCTAGGACTCCCTGTTCGCTACTGCTTCCAATGCTTGACGAAGCTTTTCCGGAAGCTTTTTGTTTCTCCTGTCGGCCCTTCTGAGAATGCCTTCGCACGCCCTCTTGGACAGGTAATAGCGGGATGGGACTTCGCTCTGCGGCACCAATATCGTATGTAGCACACACGAAGATGCGGCGCCGTCGCTGGGCGACTCCGTAGTACTGAGCATCAAGGATTGCCCAGTCAAGCGCCACGCACCCTGATTTGGCCATTTCATCGAGGACGACCCCAAAGTCAGCACCCTTGTTGGAAGTAAGTGCTCCGGGAACGTTTTCCCAGATTGCGAGTCGTGGGTATTGTCCATTTGTTGCATCACGCATCTCCTTGATAATTCTTATTGCTTCATGGAACAAACCAGAGCGCTCACCTGAGAGGCCCTTTCGGACGCCAGCCACGGAGAGGTCCTGACACGGACTTCCAAAGTTAATGCAGTCAACTGGTTCTATCTCGTTGCCTTTTACATCCCTGACATCTAGGTACTTGGGGATGTCGGGCCAGTGCTTGCTGAGTATTCTCTGACATGCAGGGTCCCACTCAGCTTGCCATTTACATTGCCAACCGGCAGCCTCGAACCCAAGGTCGAAGCCGCCGACGCCGGCAAAAAGACTGCCGAAGGTAAGGCTCAGAAAGGTTCTTCCTCAAATGAGTCAATATCGTTTCGGCTGGTTGCTGGACGAGCGCCTGCTCGTGCTGGTGTTTTCTGTGCAGGACGAGCATTGACAGGATTGCCTGAAGCATTCTCTACCTTTGCTTTGCGCTGCAATGTTTCAATGTTGCGTACAGATACGCCGATTTCGTCAGCAAGGATGTTCACTGCTGAACGCTTCTTGCCTGTTTCTTTGTCGTCCCATGTTTCTTGCTCAAGACGACCCGTGACTGTTACGCGAATTCCTTTTTCAAGCACACGGGCTGCATCTTCTGCAAGGTTTCGCCATGCAATGACATTGAAGTAGGAAGTCTTTTCTTGCTTCTCGCCTTTTGCGTCGGTCCAGAAGTTGTTGACCGCAACAGAGAATGAAAGCTTCCCTGCTCCTGAGTCAAAATAACGCATTTCTGGGTCCGCCGTGAGGTTTCCGGTTATTGTTACTGGCGCTGATGACATGTTCGTATTCTCCTTGTGTTTGGTTTATGTATCGCCGAAAGCAGCATATCACTCGTGGTAGGCTCTGTCAATGGCCACTAACCCTTTTGAAATAAGGCTTTCGTTAACCAATGCGATTGCCAACTCGTTGTTTGACATTGCTTTTGATGAGAGCATATCGGACAAGGAGCTAGCGCAGCAACTTGAAGATTACAAAGATGTTGCAGTAATGATTCTTGAAGACCTCGGGTGTGAGGTCATTGAACTCAAAGACGGAAAGATGATTTGTTCCTTCAGTCCACAAAAATAACACGGGACTAGTAAGTGACAGGAATAAATTGAAGCGCAGAAGGAGCGAAGCGACTGGTATTCCAAAGAAATACGGAAGGCCCCATTTACTCCATTTACGAATGGCTGTAGGCCGAAGGCCGTAAGCCTGAAGAGCGAGCAGCGTTAAATGGATAAATGGAGGGAGTATTACTTTGGAATGCGAGCAAGCAATTTTGCCGTGGACTTTTAACTGAATATTCTCGGGACTAATAAACAAACCTAGCATTTGCGTGCGAGGCTGCGTGCTGCGCAGTCGTCTATGTCGTTGTGCACGCCTCAGCGTGCAAGCGAAGCGTCATAAGACATAGCGACGAAGCATCTCGCGGACTGCATGCAATGCGATTGTTGTTATGAGACCCAACACGGGACTAGATAGTGGCCGGGAACAGACAGCGAAGTTGCTTTCTTTTCGAGCGGTGCGAGAGCGAGAAGGTTCCAGAGCGTAGTTATTTTGCGATTAAAGACTTTATGGGAACAAGCGAAGACGCGAGCGTTGAAGGACGAGATACTGAATATAACCAGTAAAATCTCGGGACTAGGGACTATTCAAGTAACGAGTCGTTTGATGCGAGCAGCGAAGCGCAGTGTACTTAAAGGATTTAAGAGCGGGATAACGTAGCGATGGAATTTCGAGCGTTCGCTGAGCGAGGAAAGAAGTACAAGCGAAAGTTGTGCTGTGAGCCTACTCGGGACTATGAAGTGTGTTTTACGGTCCATGTTCAACAAACAAGCTTTATGAAGCGTCCGGAGCTGCTGAAGACTGGTGGTAGCTCTTTTGCGGACACCGTCGAGGCATCTCCAGGTAAGCGAGTATGCGATAACTTTTATTCGATTCATAGATAGTTTTTATTCAATACGACTCGGGACTTACATATAAAAGGATTGAAGCGTGAACGAGAAGGAGCGCAGCGACTGGTAATTTCGAGAAAAACGGAAGAGACTCTTTTCTCGTTTTCTGGGTGGCTGCAAGCCCCCCAAGCGATAGCGGGAAAAGGAAAAAGAGAGGGAGTATTTCGAGGAACTACGAGAGAGCGATTCATCCGGGGACTGTTCAACAAAACCATTACGGGACTAATAACCACAGGGTTAGGCGTGTGCCTGTTTTGAAAGGGAGAGAATCGACTGGTGGTTTTTAAAGTTTACGGAAGAGGCTCTTTTTTGTCTTTTTTGAGTGAGGTACGAGCAAAAGCGACGCTTTTTGGAGCGGTAAAAAGAAAAAAAGAGAGGGAGTAAAATTTAATAAACCATGAAAAACGGCACTGCCAGGAGTTGTTAGATAAATCAACACGGGACTTACTTCTAAAGCCAACAAGCATTGCGTCTTTCTGTTCGATGTGAATGAGCGTGCTGGTAACGAGGTACGAAGTTACGCAAAGCGAAAGAACAACGAAAAAGAAAACGCATGCGGTAGCTTTTATTTGATACGACTCGGGACTTATGTGTACTAGGACTATTTGAAGAGTCGCAATAGCGACGAAGTGTTATTTCTTGGAACGATACGGAGCGAAGAAGGTATGCGTAGGGAAATGTGAAGCGACGGAGTGCGACAGCGCTTCGGCGCTAGCATAAGCGAAGTGACCTTCTTTTAGCGAGGTATTGTGTAAAGAAATACACGAGGTGCGTTGTGGCGAAGCAAATGTCCGAGATGTCGCAATCAAAGATAAACATCTACCAAAGTCTCGGGACTAAGTACCTAGGTTGTCGGGCTGCCGACACCTGATGAGGAAGCGTAATTTTCATGGCCCCTGGTGGCGGACACGGAATCATGTAATGATTTCGAGGTCTTCCGCCCCATGTTAAATTTGCTGGTGCCAAAGCTGTTAGATAAGTCTGCACGGGACTAATAACCAAAAACAGTGAGCATTCCGAACGAAGCGACGTAGCTGCCGTAGGCATCCCGTAGCTTGCGCAGGGAGCCGAAGGCATCTACTAGCAAGCGAGGAGGCGAGGCAAAGTCTCATGTTTGCCTACACGGGACTTATCTCTACAAACGAGCAAGCATTGCATTTTAGTTCGACTCGGAGTGAGCGTGCTGTGACAAGGCACGAAGTCACGCAAAGCGAGCGTAGGTCGATAAGAAAATGTATGCGGCGGGACTTATATGTAACAGGACTGTTCGACGAAATGGTTAGCGACGAAGTGTTATTTCTTGGAACAAGAAGAAGCGAAGAAGGTATGCGTAGGGAAATGTGAAGCGACGAAGTGCGACAGCGCTTCGGTGCTAGCATAAGCGAAGCGACCTTCTTTTAGCGACTTATTGTGCAGAGAAATACACGAGAAGCGGTCCATGAGGCGAATATCCGGGATGCCGCATTCATAGATAAATATCTATTCAAGTCTCGGGACTAGATAATGGTTTGATGGTTGAAAAACAATCACGCAAAATCAACTTAGACAGATAAGAGAATCTAGGTGATTCTGGCGAAGCGCATGCGTAGACATGAATCAACGGTTGCCGGGTTGAAAAGCGTAGGGTTGTTCGAGCCGAGCAGCGGTGAGAACACACGAGCGTTCAACTCGGCAAAGATTTGCTTATGTGGATAAGTTGGAACTCTATTCAAATATCCTCGGGACTTGATACCTTGAGATGTCAGGTTGTCGCTACGAGATGCTAGGCGTATTTTTATGACCCCCCATGGTGCGGACACAAAATCATGTAATGATTTTGAGGTTGTCCGCCGTCATATAAATCGCTGGTGCCAAAGTTGTTAGGGGAGTTAGTACGGGACTTGATAGCGAAGATTTTGCAGCACGGCGAGCGTAGCGTGACTTGAGTGCGAGCATCGCTGTAGCGGACCGGGTAAATCGACTGAAGCTAGTGAGTGAATTTTGTGTATACAAAATGATACGAGCGTTGCTGAGGGAGATTTCTTGGGTAGCGGAAGTGGGCGAGTGGCTCAGTCAAAGCGTAGAGCGTTTGTGCTGCGAATCTGGTAAGTTTTATTCAACTTGCTACGGGACTAAATAACAAATTAAGGCGTTCGTTTCTTTCTGGGAACCAGAATAAGTGAGCAACGGTCAAGCCTCTTGACGAAGCGAAGTGGCTCGACGGTTAATTGTTGCGGCGATTGCTAAAGGCATTAGCGATGACTAATCAATCACATGTTGGATAATCGGGACTAGAGACTTTATACCGGGAAGCGCTAAGGGCTTTAGTGATTCGCAAGCAATGATTAATTGTCGGGCGACGAGCCAGAAGTCAAGGGCTTGCCGTGGCGAGCGATTTCTGGAGAACAGAAGAACGAACATGGCAAATAATCGGGACTAGTAAGTTTTATCTTTTATCAATGAAAGTTAGTTGTCTCGACTGGAGCGGGGGTGCTGCGTAACATTAGTTCGGGATTCGGTTCTTCCGAATCAAGAACTATGTGGAGCATCACCTTAGCGAAGGAGAGTAACGGTAGTTGTCCAGTTACTATCCACGGGACTAGCAACTAGCGATGTAGTTTCTGAGTACAAACATTCAAAAGCGCAGTGAAGCATTTTCTGGATTGGAAGCATCACCAGGTACACGAAGGAGTGATGTTTGTGGTCGGGCTTGGCGAAATACCGAAGCCATTCGGTATGAGCTTGGTGGTTCGCAGAACTCACCAATCCGACAAGCAAACTGAAACGACTGAAGTGTCCGCAGTGATGGTGGAGAGACAGAATTGCAAACGAAGCGTTGAATGTGGCGTACTCGGAACACGAGCGGTGACTTTTATTCGACACGACTCGGGACTAGTAAATAGAAATTATTGATACCGGAAAGTTATTTCATCCGCTGAACCACCCGTAGTGAGAAAACTTTGATGAGCACATTTATGGGCGAAATCGAGTTTTCGAACGGTGGGTGGTGGGGCGGTGAATAACGTAAAGCGTAATAAGACCGAGGCAAAGCCGGAGACGGAACCCAGGCGCAGCGAAGACGTAGGCGAGCAAAGTCTGGGCTGCAGGCGACGGCAAAGGTGAGGTCGCAATGGAGCGGGGACTGTCATTCGATACGCTTCGGGACTAGTAAGCACAACCAGAGCATCTTTTCTGGAGCGATGAAGGGTGTAAGCGAAGTCTCGTGCGTGCGCGGGCGTACTTGCCCGTGCGTGCGCGGACGAAGCGCACGTCCTTCTGAGCATCAGAAAGTGCGTCTACCGAATTTGTCTTCTTACCTAATACGGGACTAGTGACTAGCGATACTTCTTTCTTTCTGCAAGGAAGCCGGCAAGCGAGCAGTTCCTGAATCGGAGCCATGGCTGAGGTGGACGAATGAGCGATGTTTGTTGTACGGGCTTGAATCAATATCGAGTTGGCTCGATATGGATTTTGGCGATTCGCAGAATTCGCCAATCCGGGAAACAAACTGAAGCGATTGAAGTCCCCGACGCTATGGAGGAGAGGCAGGATTGCGAACGAAGCGGGCTGTTTGCAGGAAGAAGAACAAGCGGGGATTGTGATTAGACACGGCTCGGGACTAATAAACATAACTACGAGCATTTCTCTGGAAAGTGGAGCGCGGGCGCAACTTCGGGGAACGCGGAAGTTCCTTCAAGTGACCCGAGTGGAGCCCGAGCGGTACTTTTTGGAGAATGCGGTAATTGAACAAATCACTAAGTCAATGTTATTAGGGTCGGGACTAATTACTAATTGAGGTAAGTAAAGCCACTTCATTGACTGAACAGCCGTGAGCGAAGCTTTCCAGACCGAAGGCACGAGGTCTGGAAGATGAGCGGTCGGCAGAGAAGTCATGGATGGCGCTGTTAGTGCGACATGGTGGCAGAGCACGGCGTAGAAGGCAAGTGAAGTACTCGCCGAGGCGTGATAGCGCATCGGTGCACTGAATGAGCGCCGCCCGTCGGCTGCGAATTCGAGTGCATACGGAACGAGCCTGCGAAGCCTTGCGGTGGCCAACACAGAGCACGGTAACCGTGATGAGAGTCGGGACTAGATAGTACTTACAGGTAATCAATAGTTACGAGTATTGAGACACTTCATCGCGGAACCAGCACCGAAGCGGAAAAACTGCTTGTAGCGAAGCGCAAAGCGTTTTGCAGCGGTGGTGCAGGTGAAGCGTGAATGTCGACAAAGCGAGATAAGAACGAGCCGTGCGCAACGAGGAACCCAGGTGAAGCCAAGACGAAGTCTGGCGCAATCTGGGCTGCGAAGTGTAGCGCGTGCGAGGTTGCAATTGAGCGGGGATTGTGATTAGAGTCGGGACTAAAGGATGTGCAGTCAGATGACCATTCGACCTATTAGTATTGCTTTCGCCGGGATGGAGTAAAAATGATGCAGAATGAAGTGACTATGACAAAGAAGAAAACTAAACCGCAGTCCCGAACGGAACTATGGCGTTGTCCTAATTGTGGCAATGAGCTTGTCGTTGGCGTGCCGGCTATGCAAGCTGCTTGTAGCAATAAAGAAAAGCACACTTCAAGCACTGTCGAAATGGAATTAGTCCGTTCTTACTGGGACGAAAACATCAATGGCCGGAACGTCAAGCTGCATCAGCGCTCGTAAGTCCCGACCTTCTCTCTCGCCCGTCGCCATCTAGGAAACCACCAGAAACCCAATCGGGACTGCAATCCAGCCCAGCTGCTTCATCGACAACAACAAGTGACGGTGGCGGATGACAAAAGTCACAGCCCTTGTGGGTTGCAAGCCGCAACTATTCTGGTTACTCTTCACTGCGTGCAAACAAAGCGGATAGACCAGCTCCAAGTAGGAGACATTTTTACTTGGGCGTTTCACGAGCAGTATCAGGTAACGGATATCAAAGCACCAACGCGCAACAACGGCAGCACTTGGTTGCTCAGCTACATCGGGTTGGAAACCAAAACCGAAGTTCAAGACCGCAAGATGCCAAAAAAATCAATTTGCGAATTTATCAAAGGGGAATAGTTATGGCAAAGAAAAAAGTATTCATCACTGGGAAGAAGTTCCGGAAAGCTTTGTACGATTTTCTGCCTATCGCAGACATTCAGCACGACAACGACGGTCAAGTAATTATCTACACCGGCCTCACCGAAATAAACGGTGACAACTACACAAAAATTGACTAGAATAAAAATCACCCACTAAGAAAAGGAAAATTATGAAAAACACCGAAGAAACAACGGCTGCAGCTGAAGAGATTTTTGAAACTCTCAAAGCCTGGCCAAATCTCACCAAAAAAACCTGCCACATCTTCAAGAGCCGTGACGGTCAAATTACGACAATCGGTACCTACCGTGATGTCTACGAGGGTCTTGAAATCATCGCCTTCGAGGCAGACCACGAGATGCTTACTGGCTACGAATTCTTTGGTCTTGAGACAAGTGGATGGGCAGCTCCCCTTGTTGAAGAAGAGCGGAACCAAGTTGCTCCAAGCGAGCATCCGGAACGTCGTCGCGTTCGCATGGTCAGCGTTCTTGACCGAACAATGCGTTTGACTTCGGTGTTGGGCTTTGAGGGTGACGATAAAATTGTCTCCAACCAAGGCGGTCAAGGCACTCTTGCTGATGCAATGCGTCTTGTTATGGCAAGCATCATCTCTTCCGAAGCAACTCAGTCATGCTGACATTGACGGTAAGCATGTTCAAATTCGTTTGGAGTGGCGGCCCGTACTGCGACATCTTCCATACGGAAGCTCCGACCAAACCATTTATGCACATCCGGATGTGGGATATTGAAACATCCAAAAACATGATTGGAGAAATCGGGCAGCCGGGCACAGCAGATAAGTTCGCTGCGAAGTGCAACGAGTGGATTTCAACAGAAGCTTTTGATTGGCTTCGCTCTGGTGAACTTTCTATTCACATCTTGGAGAATGCATCATGAGTACTGAAATTGGCTATGTCGTCAACAAATACACGGGCGAAGCATGTCCGCTTGAAAATGTTCTCATTATTGGCTCGACAGGTGAAGCTTCGGCTTATAAGAAAGACGGTGGTGTTCGCCTTAGTGGTGAAAACCATGTCGTCGTTGTTGGAAAAGACGGAACGATGGAAGGTATGTACAACCACCCGGCATGGCGAGCAAAAATGATGCTCGTGGCCGGCAGGGATGGTTTGCCGCTTTCTGCTTCGTGGGGAATTATGAGCACGATGGAGGGTAGGTAAAATGGGTTACACGCACTACACAGATAGGATTGTCGGCAATCATGGAACAGCAGAAATGTTCGGGAAGCTTGCACTAGATGCAAAGCTGATTTGCGAGCATGCGCAATCCGTCGGCATTCGCCTTGCAGGACCTTTTGGAGATATGGGAACATCGCCCGAGTTCACCGAAGGATATTTTGCCTTCAACGGTGAAAATGGTCCTAGCGGCGATTTGTCGCACGAGACATTCCGGTGGGAAGCAAACCCGGTTCAACCTGAATGGCGAAAGGATGAGGACTTCCATTTTGATTTCTGCAAGACGGCACAGAAACCGTACGATGCGGTAGTAACGGCCGTCCTGATTCGAGCAAAAGAAATCTACGGCAACTTGCTCCGTGTCACTTCAGACGGTGAATGGGCTCCGGACAAACTTTCCTGGGGTTCCTGGGCATCAGGCAGGGAGCTTTACGAACGAGTATTCAAGACCGAGGCCCCATCTCCGTTCAAACGAAATCTGTAATCGTGGAAGCAGTTGTTGTCATCTTGATTCTTTGGTGCATATTCATCTAAAACAGTTTGTCCATGGGTACTTCGCTGCCCTGTACCTCAATGCAAATTTTGTGTGAGTACAAGAAAAGTTCATCAATGTTTTTTGCCCCGGAGATACTACCGCACGGTAACCAAGCTCTGACTAGACGCATCGTTCCCTTGCTTGTAACATCAACGGGGTAACCACAGAAGTGGCAGGGTAAATTGTTTGACACTCGAATAGCCTACATCGGAGGATGCATGCCTTACAAGGACAAAGAGAAACAAAACGAATGGCAGCGTGACAACAGGGAGAACACATTCTCTAAAAAACTTCGTAGGCGAGAATACGAACGAGAACGTAAGCGACGCAAACATCTTGAGCAGATAAATCTTTTGCCAGAACCCGAGCGAAGCAAAAAGCTTTCACAACTGCGTGGTCCGTACGCTCGAAGTATGTTCTAGAAGCTATTTAGCCCCGCTCCCCCCTTCGGGTGTCGCTAGGCACACAAAGAAAGTCGGGACCGCGTTGCGTTGTTTTTTTCTCTACAACACATCGACGGCGGCGGATGACGCCCGGGAAGACGGGAGTCAAATCAAAAACCAGAGGATTTTGGCTTTTTTCAAATAAACAAACCAGGCGCGACGCAAAAACCGGCTGCCAGAAAAACAGCTGAAGGGCCAGAACATCACAGCTGAAAGCTATTCAGCCCCGCACGCACTCGCACGGCGGCATCTGGTCTCGACGTTCAGAAATTCACCCAGCGGGACTGCCAGGCGCAATTCTCCCCATTTAATGACGGCGGCGGATGATTCTGCTGATTCTCTTCGACCGGCCATCCGCGACGAAAGTTTTCGTGGCCATTCGCAAAAAATATTTCCGGGAAATATTTTCTCTGAGATTGTTTTTTAATCTAACTGGGGCTAATATGTCCCTAACTACTACCTAAAGGAGAAATCCGAATGTCGACAGCAAAGCAAACGAAAGCACTCGCCGAGAAACAATACCAAATACTTCAGGACATACGCCTATGGGCGTATCGCGGCAAGCAGGCGGACGCAGGCGCCGGCGAACGCAGGAAAATTTTGCGCCACATAGAAAAGTTGGCTAAAAGTATCTTGCCGGAGTAAAATATTTCCAAGAAATCTTTTTTCTGAGGTTGCTTTTTAATTTAGCTGGGGCTAATATGTCTCTACCTACCTAAGGGGGCTTCTATATGAATAGAAGATGAGGAGGGGGTCGTTCTACCGAAAGGGTGAGCGGCCCCCTTTTTTTATTCCCTTTTTCTGATTCCTTCGCACGTCGATAAAAATCCTGCGAAAAGCTGCAAAAAACCCGTACCCGGGAAAAAGCAAATCAAAAACAAACCATTTCCGAGCTTTACAGCCCCGCTCTCTGCTTCTCTTGGTCTGGCCCGGCTGCTGCAGCTCGATTATCCAAACAAACAACAAACGGGACTGCAATTTGTCTTCGACTCAATATTTAATGACGGTGGCGGATGTGCCGGGAAGCTCTTCAGATAAATCTATTTGCGCACGCGTTGCTCGATGCTCTCGGCCTGTGACAAAAGACACGAAGAAATATTTGCCTTATTGGTTGCAAGCCGCTACTATGTACCTAACGAAGTACACCTACTAAAGGAGAGCTCATGGGCCGTAAGTATATTGAAGACCTTATTGAAGAGGGATGGGCGCTCGACATGGATTCGCTGATTGCCATCCATCTGTCAAACAACCATTACCCAAGCGTTCCAGCAACGATGGTCGCACCGTGCAAAGAGGCGATTCGCTTTGCTGAGCTGGAGACACTCTACGAGCTCGTGCAGCTTCCTGCCGGGGTTCTGTGGCGTGGTTACCCATCCGTCAAGGCCAGCGTTCTCATGGATACATTTCATCTCTGGTCGTTCCTCGACCATGTTGAGGAGGCGTAATCATGTGGGACGATGTTGAAAACGCAACCATTGGCGCTTTGCTCGTCTCTTGGGATTCATGCCACAAGATTTATCTTGCCATGGACCCAGAACAAGCTGCATGGTACGAGATGCACTACAACGGCGAAAACGGCGAGCGTTGCTTCCGTGGAACGCCTCCGGAGATGTTTGAAAAGCTTCAGGAGTGGTGGGACGAGTCATGCGGACTGCGATTCATCTCGGCCGTGTGGACCAATAACGAAAATCCTAACGATGGTTTCATTAGTTTGATTCCACAAGGTGCGGAGGTTTAATCATGTACGAAGTAATCTGTCACGGCAAGAATCTTGGGACATTTGAAACCAAGGGTGAGGCTCTTAAATATATTGACCGGGTCCAACCATATTCGACCTTTTGGGCAATGAAGTACGAGGGCTACAGCATTGAGGAGGTAAGCAAATGAGGACCATCTACTTCGTGACTAACCGAGAGACCCGGCAGCAGTCTCAGGACCGCTACATTGCTTACGACTTGAAGAAACCACTTCCGCACGAGTGGGACGAATGGAGTCTTGACGATAAAGGAATTTGGCTGAACGAGAATGCCGACTTCATTGATGACTCTTTCTCTGATATTGAGCTGGGGGACATGGAAGAAGAAACGATTTCTGTTGGCCGTGACCAGGTATTGGCGGACTGATGACGGACCTTCGTATTCACAGGGCAATATTTACCGCTACCAGCCTTTCAACAGTTCTGATGGTCTGGATGGCATTTGCCGCACCCGTAATTACTTCAAAAGAAATTGTTTGGAGTTGCATTATTGCCGGGGCACATGTAGTATCTGGTTATCACTTATTAAAGGAGCTCAAATGAAATCAAAAAAGTTTTTCGCTGCCGTATGTAGCGACTATCCATTAGACGGAAAAAAAACCGGGTACTGCGACGAGTGGGTTGAGACTTACTCAACGCTTGATGAAGCAACCAAGGTTTGCCAAACGTGGGCAAAAATGTACCCAGGCAAAAATGTACGAATCTTCGTTGCTGAGGGATTAAACCTTAACGGCGAGTACGGCGAAATGATTGTGGCGTTATGAAATCAGTAAAATCAGTTGAAGAGTCAAGGGAAGAAGCCACCGAGCTTTGCGTGTTCACCGAAAACGATAGTCGCTGCTATCACAATTACCTGGTGCCGGCTTTCAAAAATCAGCAAAGGCACTATGACAGGAATCGCAAAAACGGAACAGCGGACAACTTTGAGTTGACCGTATTACTCTTTACTCACACGATGAAGCTTTGCGCGCAAGAGTATTGCCGTCAGCATTGTTCAAAAGAGGATAAGTGGCACGAAGTTTTTGATGTGCTCTCGCGCATCCAAGCTGCTCGTCACTTCGCAGAATATTTCGTAACAGAATACAAAGCCGGGAACAGGTGGGAAAAATAATGGCCGACTACAAAATTAACATTAGTTTTTCTACCGACCGCAAGATGACCGACGATGAAATTGCGAGTCTTGAAACCGCAATTTATACAGCGGTCAACGAGCCGGAAGGTGTTAATTACGAATACATAGACGAACGTTCAAAGCGTGCGGACTACAACACCACAAAAGTTGATTTGGAAGTTGTAGAAACAGAAAAGGTTTCTGGCTAAATCTGGCCAGGATGAAACAAGGAGAGAAAATGCAAGTCACCACCAAGAAAGTTGCATCACGCATCAAACAGAATCGCATCGAAGCTGAGCTCACTCAGCAAGAGCTTGCCGATTTTGCTGGCGTGGACCGCAAGACAATCAACCGCATTGAAAACGGACACTTCTCGCCCAACATCGAGACGCTGCTTCGCATTTCAACAGCTCTTGGCGTAAAGCCAGAGAGCATGTTCGCTAGCGCTTAATGGAAGCGGTTGTCGTGTTACTTATCCTGTGGGTGCTCTTCATATGAGGGGCACCCACTTTTGGGTTGTATTGTGCCTTACAAGTCGTTAGGATTTAAATCATGAACGTATCAATTATTAAAACCAACAAAGAACCGCAAGATTTTCTGAAAGCATTTGATGAATACATTCTTGCCGGGTACAAGCTCCTTGATGCGTGGATTACGCTCGATGAAGAGCAGCTCAAAGAAATAAACAGCAGGATTTTCCCATTCAACATGTCTTTTGACGAGTACTTGGCTGAAATGGCAACCATTAAACTCTCCCTGGAAAACGAAAGCGGCTTTTGATGGAAAAGAACATTGTCCGGACATATTCACGAACCGAACAGACAGAATTGATTTCTGCAATCGGCAAGGAAGGCGTCGTCTTCATCGATGAGCTTTCCATCGGAATCAAAATCACGAAAGAGCGATTTCGCTACGGTCATTACGACGTTCTCGTTTCGCCGCTCATCGGCAATGGTGAGAAGTGGGTCGAATTCCACAAAGTAAAGGTGAAAAGCTAAAAAATATCTCTTTAAGTACTTTCTGGTCTTTTTGAGGTACTTTTCAGTAAAAAAAATGCTTTTTAAATACTTTTGTATGTTTTGGCCGTACTTTGTAGCCCCGCTTGCGCGTTCTGCTCTACTATTGATGTGTTCTGACGGTACTGGATGAGGGGTTTGAAATGAGCTTTTTGGATGCTTGGCGGCTGTTTGGTGTTTTTGTTATCGTCGCACTGCTTCTGGTCTCTTTTTAAAGTAAC